TATAAAATTAAAAATATTTGTTATAATATTTTGGATTTATTTTCAAAAAACTTTTTTGGTTTATTTTTGACTTATTTAATATTTACCAACAAATATTAATTCTCATAATAATTAGCAGTTGAAATATCAAAAGGTATTAAACGTGTAAAGCATACTGTGTTTGTTTTAATAAGGTACTTTCTTCAAAAAACGTTTTCCATTTTGCTGTTATCAATAAAATAAATCCAAACAAATACAATAATAATTTTGATTCTTTATCTAATACGAGTGGTTTTGAACTTATTGGGTTAAATAAATAAATTAATAGTAATGCCATCATGATAATGAAAATAAACTCAATTCTATCTTTCCAATACATGATTTTTGTATCTTGAGGTGTATTTGTTTTACCTTTTACTTTGTTATAAAGATGTGCTACTGCTAAAAAGACAAAAATGACTTTTAACAAAATAATTGCTGAAATATATGTAGTGTACAAATTCATATATAATACAAGTATAATATATTTGATTAAAAAATTGGTTAAAATATTTATAATAATCTTTTTTATTATTATAAATGAACGCAAACAACTATCTTAGTAATAATTTAACTCAGACTCCAATTAATGATGGGTACAAATATGAAACACATAGTGAGTTTATTAAAAAACTTAAACCTGCTCGTTTTTCAAACGAATGTGTGTTTTGTCCTTCCAAAAATACTGTTGGTCTCAACGATGAAGGGTCATTTAGAGTATGTTTAGGTTGTAAAAAACAGTTTAAGGCTAAGTTTATCCATTAAATTTATTACGATTAATTGATTTACTTGATTTTCATTTGTTTTTTTAACACAGTTATATATGGCGTGTTCAATAAGTTGTGCTATTTCTGCCATTTTTATTATTGGTATGATTTATTTTTATAATTCTACATCAAAAAGTGCTGTTGTTCAGCATTATAAGAGCAAATTGCCTTCTGGATTAAAAGAAAGATATGAAAAAATTACTAACGAGAGAATGATGATTAGTTATTATGGATATGCTCTTGGGTTTATTCTTTCTCTCTTTATCATATTTTACAATCTTAAAATGAAGGGACAAAAATTGAATAACGTGTCTATGGTTTGTATAGTAACATCTGTTTGTTTTTTAACGAATTATTTCTATTATATACTTTCTCCAAAATCAGACTGGATGTTAGACCACATGACAAACCAAGAACAAGTTAAGTTATGGTTACAATTATATAGAACTATGCAAGTTTATTATCATAGTGGATTAGTTTTGGGAATTATTGCTGTTGGATTTATGGCATTTGCTTTTAGATGTTAGCGTTTTAGACTGGTTCAGAGTATTTTTTCAATTGGATTATAGTTATATGCCGTTTCTAGACCCAAGTGTAATAAGCCATGTATTCCTACAAGTATAGCAAAAACGCCTCCCAATAATATAATGCTTGACAAACTCGCATTTTTTAAAGTCGAATAATTTCTAAAAACCAAAATTATAAATACTAAAATAAATATACCCGTAAGGACTAAAGCATAGTATGATGGCTTTGTATAAATATTGTTGGACATTATATATTATTTCGCTAAAAGAATTTAAAGACAACTCCTATTTATAATATGTGAAGGGGTCATAGGATGGGATGTCTTCACCAAATCGAATATCATATTTAAAGGCACCGTACAGCAATTTAACCAAAAATTAATCTTACTTTGGTGCCTGTATTTTTATGAATGTGATGTTGATGTTTGTGTTCATGTTGATGAACGTGTGGGGATTTTGAGGGGCCCAGCTGGCTCAATTGGATAGAGCGCAAGACTTCTATACAACCTTTAAAAAAGGTTCAGCCAAAATGTAATAGTTTTGCTCTACTTTTTTTAAAAGTAGGCATCTTGAGGTTCTGGGTTCAAGTCCCAGGTTGGGTGCGGTGGCAACTTGTCCGAGCGGTTAAGGAGGTAGACTAGAAATCTACTGCGACATTCGCGCACAGGTTCAAGTCCTGTAGTTGTCGGTTTTAGTCATCTTACAGCAATTTTAAAATCAAACCTATTTTTGAATTTTTGATGACAGTATTCGGGGCGATTAGCTCAATTGGTAGAGCGCACGCTTAGCATGCGTGAGGTAGAGGGATCGAAGCCCTTATTGTCCAAGTGTATAAATATATTTTTTGCTCGTGTGGCCTAGTTGGTTAGGGCGTGGAGCTTATGTCTCTGAGATCGAGGGTTCAAGCCCCTCCATGAGCAATTTGCGGTATTTTTATTTTTGTTTTATTTTTGTATTATGTTTGCCATTATAGTTTCAATCAGCAATTTTAAACTTAATTATTTAAAAGTTAAAAGAAACTAGTATTTCAGAGCGTCTTTGCCCGAGTGGTCTAAGGGGCCAGACTTAAGACCTGGTGTTTTCAAAACGCGTGGGTTCGACCCCCACAGGACGCAATTTAAAAGGAATGTTTTAATTATGGATTTAGCAGATTTTGAGGGCCCTCAAATATTTTAATCCATCCAGCAATTTTAAAATCAAATCTTATTATTTGAGGTATGTTTCCATACAGCATTTCTTTTTTATTAAAGAATTCGCTTTAGAATGAACTTGCCTTCATTTGTCTAGCATGTTGCTAATCGGTTTTGTTCATTCAAAACTTGTTAGAACTAAGGAAGCAGTGGTGAACCTTAAAGAGATTAGAAATCTTTAAGGATTAAAAGGATTTAGCACGTCATATTCAGGTTGAATATTATAAATCCATCCAGCATTTGTAAATTCTAACCATCTATTATTTTGTTGATTTGTTAAAAGGTCTCCGTTACAGCAATTCTTTTATTGTATTGAATTATAATTTCAAATGAACAAGTGTTCATTTACTTAGGAAACCGCACCGGGTCTTATAGTGTAATGGTTAGCACATCAGACTTTGAATCTGATAATCCGAGTTCGAGTCTCGGTAAGACCTTGTTTATGTATTATATTTCAAATACTTATTTGAAATGTAAAAAAATGTGATTTAGTTAGGAGGTGTTACTCGTGGATACACAAAATAACCATTTGGGTTTTCGGTGTAACTGTTATATCTGCCTAAGTATTGATAATATTGACCGCAACTATTTTCTGAACAAACGGTTGCTAATCTATTTTTAGCACGTCTATTTGATGTGCTAGAAGCGCCTACACCGCCGGTTCCTGGTTTGAATTTATTGTAAAAATAATTATTGCTATTACATGTTATATTTCCACCTGGATTCATTTTGGTGCTTCTTCGTCCACCTACACCAACATTTTTTTTATATAAAAAGCCGGGAAAGTTCATAGAACCTCCATACCAAAAATTACCATTTGAAGTACTTCCGCGACCAATATTAGCGCCTATACTTGAATTGCTCATTTATATAAAATTATATTAAATTATTTGTATTATTTGTATTACTAAATTATTTGCCGTTTTTACATATTTTAAAACGATGTGTTTTCATAGTTAAACCCGTTTTCCTTTAAAAAATCAAAATCGTTTTTATAAAATTCATAAACTTTCGTTTTTATTTCTTCATTATAAAACTGTTTAGTAGCAACATTATAATTGGAATACACATCAATATCTAAATCATATACATCCCCTTCAAAATTGGCTTCTTTTTTTGTATTTTCATGACCTCCCCTAAAATGTAATAATGATTCTGGAATTGTTTTATTATACAATTTTTCGATATAAAGGTAATCAATATTTTCGATATTGTATATTTTGAGACACTTCGATTTCATAATTTTATTTTTATTAAAATGTTCGCTTGTTTGTGGTGTAAAATGATGTTCATCAACCATTTTATAGTCATTTTTAAGTAATTCGTCTATAAATGTAGAAAATGTTAATTTATCATGTGTCCATAAATGTCTCAATTGACCATCTTTTTTATATTTATCTAAAAATCCGGATATAATTCTTTTATAAGGATTTCTAACAAATATTATGGTTGTATATTCTTCAATATTAACAGGTATGATTACACAATCATTGGGTGTATGAATTTCATTATCTTCATTATTATTTTGTAAAAACCAAAATATTTTTTTTATATGACTACAAGCACATTTGGCAGACCAGCCTAGTATTACTTTATTTTCGTTATCGACTAAAAAAACATACTCTTTTATAGTGTTGGAATATTTTAAATAACTCAAAAATTATGAAGACGATAATTTTATATTATTACACCTTTAAGTTGGTTTATAAATATATTATTAAAACTACTTAAATGTATGTCGTGTTTGTAATATGTGAAGGGGGTGGAGGGTTCATACAGCAATTTTACTTTAATCTAAAATTATTCAGATAAGCAGACGATTCTTAGTTTTATATCGTTTGTTTATCTTCTGAACCCTGTATTTTTATATACCCGGTTAGCTCAGTTGGTAGAGCGCCAGACTTTTAAGCAAATGTAATGCTATTGTCGAAATCTGGTGGTCCAGGGTTCAAGTCCCTGATCGGGTGATAGGAAATATTTCCTATTATATATTTTATATATAAAACTACTTAAATACATATTATATTTATAATATGTGAGATTCCATACAGCAAATTAAACCGAAAATAACTGAATTTAAAGGAATCTGTAATATTTTATTTGCTGGATAATAGTTTCGCGCTCGGGAATGCGAATATGTCATGTTGGTGGTCAGGTATGTTTAATATATATTTATTACACATTTTTGTATTTTTAATTTTAATCTCTTTTTAATTTTAATCTTTTTTTATTTTTTTTTATTTTTTAGAATCCAGAAAACACGTGGTCTTGTAGCTCAGTCGGTAGAGCATCAGGCTGTTAACCTGAGGGTCGCAGGTTCGATTCCTGTCAAGACCGAATATTTTTATTAATATAATTATTCAAATACTTATATTAATGTTTATCATACATACTTAAAAATGTCTCACATACATATATTATATAATGCAGATATTTATTAAGACTCTGACTGGTAAGACCATTACAATTGAAGTCGAACCTAGTGACACTATTGATAACGTAAAGCAAAAAATTCAAGAAAAGGAAGGAATTCCTCCTGACCAACAACGACTTATTTTTGCTGGAAAACAACTTGAAGACGGGCGAACACTTAGCGACTATAATGTTCAAAAAGAAAGCACATTACATC